AATCCTCCAATAAATCTCTGGCTTTTTGCCCTGTCGAGAACTGCCACGCATATTCGCTCCGATCATCCGCGCCGTAACCCAACTTTAAGGCTCTCATCCGCATCCTTCGCAGCGCCTTCGCCTCTATCTGACGCAAGCGTTCTCTTGTTACATTAAAGACCTTGGCTACCTCTTCGAGGCTTTGCTTCTCGTGAAACCTGCGATTGAGTACCTCTTTTTCCCGTGGTGTAAGGCGTTCTGATAACTCTTTAAGTGCGGTTATTTGAGACAAGTTTTTCTCCACAGAACCATTAGACAAGATATTCTTTACACTATCTAAATCTAAAAGAACCTCGGCAGACGATTTCTTTAACTTGATCTCACGCATGTGCTCCGGCCAAAGATCTTCTGGATCTTTTCCAACCATCGCAGAAACATCCAAAGCTAGGTCTGTCCAGCCGTCTTGGTTAGTCGGAACCTGCTTCATAGTAACAAGATGGTTTACACTTGATGGAGATCTATTTATTTTCCTCGCTAGATCGGAAACAGACTCGTATCTTTCTCGTATGGCTTTCAACAGACGCCCATTGCGAACAGTTATCTTGAGGTTAAAGTCATCATTGCTCATGACTCTTCCCCGCTTCTCCGCTTCTCCAACCAAGCTTCGATCTCGTCACGATCCCAGCGGCTGGCAGATCGTTGAGCGTCAGCGTTGCCCAACTTGTAGGGCTTGGGGAAGTCGCCATCCCCCACCCACTTGTAGACCGCAGACTCTGATACGCCGAGCCATGCCGCCACCTCCCTGACTTTCATCATCTTAGAAAGGGATGTCATTGCTTATCTCCTCTACAGGTAAGAATACTTCCATGTTTTCAAACGCAGGAACCCACCAAACTCTGGTCGTGGACCTCGATCCGTCTGCTTTATTTATAGACTTGTGCCCGTGGCACTCTTGATTGTTGTTCATCTGTTTCAATATCTCTTGGATCTGTGCCCTTGTGAACGCCTTGAAGCGGCGGTTGTGCAGGAACTCCATCAATCCTGAGATCAAGAAAGATGTGTACCCACTGTTATCTGTCCAGGGCTTACCACTTAACATCTCCTCTGGATGCATCGCTCTGATCTGACTGGTGCAATACTGACGCAACAAGTCCTTGAACTCTCCCGTCAAGGTGAGCTCCTCTGGAACCTCCTGCTTGGTGGAGTTAGCCAGTAACGATTGTAATAATTTTTGCCAAACCCGCTCCTTTAGAATTGGAGTAGATACTTGGATCTGCTCGATACAGGCACGTTGAAACAACCTCTGGTTCTGCAACTGCTCAGAGTTAAGCTGAACCCGTTGCCCCGCTACGCTCAAGAAGTATAGCCTGGGTTCCGACAACTGCACCAACAGACTGCCAACACTTACTGCCACCTCCTCTGCATCACCGACCCCGAAGCGACGGGACATGCACAGTTCTTTGTCGCAGTAACTCTTGAAGGGTTCCTGCTCACAGGTGTAGAAGTATTCTTTTCGCTCCAGACTTTTCTGAAGAGCCAGCATCTCCTTGGCGTCAAGGGGCGTGGTAAACAACTGCTGGTTCATCGTCTCCATCTGCTGCTTCCAGTCATCCGTATGCTTCAGCCGAGCGTACACCCCTGCCATAAACATCTTCTTGTTTCTGTCATCAGCTACAGGCCCATCTGAAAACATGTGCTGCATACATGGTGGACCATCGCTGAACTGCTTGCGCTGCTTCTTGGTCCGTAGCTTCTCCAAACTGGAGACCTTAGTAGACTTCGTATCGATGTAGTTCAAGAAATCCTCAAGCTCTAAAGACTGTACGTTCTCGTCAAAACAATACCGTTGCGGTAGATCGGCGTTGAAGTAGGGCAGGTTTATAAAGTTCCCTACATCCCCACGCTCAGACAGGATCTTATCCTGCTTCGGAAATATCTCGCATCCGCTGTGGCCCAGGGCAACCGCCATCTCAAGCAGATACTCTCTGACCACGCTGGCCTGCTCGTACTCTTCAAGGAACAAATATAGGTGGGCTCCGCCTGACTTGGAGCGACAGTGCAACAAAGGAAACTTTAGCTTCTTGATCCGCGCCTGTAGTTCGTTCTGATCCAGATCATAGATATCTATATCCAACGCACCCCATCGGCACTTGTTGTCTTCGTTGATTGGGATCGCACCGATCCCCTGCTTACCGTCAATGTGTCCTTGCATGAGTTCTTTCGTTAACGGCTCTCGGACAATGCGACTGTCCGCTTCGGCCTTACCGTTGCGTCCAATCTTACCGACCTTAGTTGTGCCGTGTGCAACCTTCGATCCCTCAAAGGCCGCTAGCATTCTTTGTGCTAGTGACATGCTTGGCTCCTGTTGAGATTAAATGGAGGCGGTGTTTGCTAGGCGCCACCGCCTCCGATAAGACTACTAGAACGGGATTTCGTCATCCCCAGCGGAAGTAGTTGGGACATGTTCCGGATCTTTAGCAGCCTTAACCTCACCCGCCATGATCGACTCGCGGAAAGCTTTCGCCTCCATCAATAGATCACGGTCAGATACCAACGCTTCTTTGGCAATCTGGTAGTTGCCCCACGTGCCTTGGTCATTGGTCTCTTCAGTTGTAGATAGACGCCACATAGTCGCGTAAACCGCAGGAGTAACCATCGCACCTGTCTTAGGATGCTTGATCTTCTGCATTGCTATCTGTGTTTTCCAGCGGCGGCTAACCTTTAGCTGGCTCGACTTCATGTCGATAACCGCAGGTTGATAGCTACCGTCTTCGCCCACCACCAAGCAGTAGTGCTGGTCAGACTTAACCAACTCATTGCCATGCGGTAGGATCTCTTTTGATCCTTCGCGAGTGGTGCGCTGCAACACTGGATCGTTTGCAGGGATCTCACCCTTGAACCCACCACCTTGATCACGAGGTACAAACTCCAGATACTTAGTGGTCTGGTAGCATGGCACTACAACCAAGCCTTCCTCGCCGTCCCAGTGCTGACCAGTGACCGTGTTGTACATGTCAGAGGACGATGCCCCCTCGATGAACTCAGGTTTCTTTTTGTTCAACTGCGGTGACAATGCTTGCAAGATACGAACAAACGGGATCTGCATCTCTGAGCTATCAAAAGATGCGCCTTCCCCTGCTGTGTCAAAGATATCGTCTAGTACATCTGTGCTTAACTCTGCACTTTTTTTTGTAGCTACCTGATTACCCATTATCTTTCTCCGCTTTATATTTATAGTCACTAAGAATACTTTTGATTATAGAGATACGCTCTTTCGCCATGGTCTTTCCCTCGGACATTTGCGTGTATGCAGCCTTCTGCACCGTGCTCAGATCAGCCTCAAGTTCCACGAGAGTTTGAAGTTCGTCTTCGATCTGCTTCTCGATCAAAAGATCTTCCATCTGCTCTTCAAAATTATCCATTATACTTTCCTCCGAATTTCTGCTGCGTTGTTTATGTATGCCCCGAACATATCGAGGTTGATTGGTTTGCCATCCGTCACACGTTCCTTAACAAAGGCCTTGAGTGTAGACGGGTGGATGTGGGTCTTGGTCTTGGGATCAAAGCCACGATCTTGCAGGATGCCAACGACATCTCCCGCAACATTGTCTTCGCCCTTGCCAAACGAACAGGTCACATCATTCTTTATGATGTCATCCAGTCGGTTCTCACGTAGCCAAGCAAATGCTTCGTCCTTGCGATCCGCAGGGATAGATGCATGGACAATCATCTTACGTGATACGGTGACACCGTCCACATCAAGACGCTCCACGCCCATCTCATCCATAAGGGATGGGATGTTTTCTGTTGAGAGCTTGTGCTTGTCAGCCTTCAATGATTTTAAATGTTGATCCGCATCCTCGATCTGTGTCTCGATGTTGCGGAGCTTGCGGACCAGGTCGCTGAGTTGCTTCCCCGTCCCTGTGTTGACTTGGGATAGTGCTGCCCCCTCGTCAAGGTAGTCTTCAAATATGTCACTCATAAGTTCCATCCTCTTCAGGGTTAAGTTGTAACTGGGGGAGTTTCCCCCGATGACAATCAGGATTTAAATCCTGATTATAATCCGTTTGACAAATCATCTTGCCATCCGTAAGGTGGACTCTACTGGAGGTATGTGATGACTGTCAAGTACAATTTTAAATATAAACCGTTCGACCACCAACAGGTTGCACTGGATCAAGGCTGCTACAAAGAAGAGTTCGGCTACTTTATGGAGATGGGGACAGGCAAGTCTAAAGTCCTCATAGATAACATGGGTATGCTGTTCCTCGAGGGGAAGATTAACTTCGCCTTGGTCCTCGCACCAAAGGGCGTGTATCGAAACTGGGTGACCAAAGAAATCCCCGAACACATGTCAGATGACATACCGCACCGCGTTATTCGCTGGGTCGCATCGCCTAACAAAAAACAAAAAGAAGAGATGCGATCCGTTAAGGATAGCTTCGCCGGCCTAACCATCTTCGTTATGAACATCGAATCATTCTCATCCCTCAGAGGACAGAAGGCAGGGCAGTGGATGGCTGGAACTCGGGGCGCAAAGGGGATGATCGCCATCGACGAAAGCACAACCATCAAGAACCATAAAGCCAAACGCACTAAAGCTTTATTAAAAATAGCAGCAGCTTTCCAATATAAAAGACTGTTGACTGGATCCCCCATAACAAAGTCCCCCCTGGATATCTATTCCCAGGCAGAGTTCCTTAGACCAGGGCTCCTGGGTCATGAATCTTTCTACACTTTCCAAGGCCGCTACGCTGTTATGCAACGCCGCACCATGGGAGCCCACTCTTTCCAGCAGATACTTGGCTACAAAAACATAGATCAGTTGACAGATAAGATAGCCCAGTTCTCCTATCGTGTACTCAAGAAGGACTGCCTTGATCTGCCCGAGAAGATATACACCGCTCGTTACGTTACACTGACAGACGAACAGGCAAAGATGTACTCGCTCCTCCAACAACAGGCCATGCTCCTGTTTGATGATGGCGAAATGGTGTCAGCACCCGCCGTCATTACCCAGATGCTACGCATCCAACAGGTTATGTCCGGGCACCTCAAGACAGACGACGGCGAGATGAAGTACTTCCCTTCCCGCCGCATGGACGCACTGACCGAGATCATGGAAGAGCACGATGGCAAAGCAATCATCTGGTCTCGCTTCCGATATGATATCGTCGAGATCACAAAGATGCTTAATAAAAAGTTCGGAGAAGGTTCCGCCGCATCATACTATGGCGATACCTCAGACGACGCGCGTAACGAGATCGTGCAGAAGTTTCAAGATCCTCGATCCTCGCTCCGCTTCTTCGTAGGTAACCCATCTACAGCCGGGTACGGTCTGACTTTAACCGAGGCCAACCTCGTGGTATACTATGCCAACGACTTCAACCTGGAGACCCGCATTCAATCCGAGGATCGGGCTCATCGTATCGGACAAAAGAACAACGTGACATACATCGATCTGATATCCGAAGGCACCCTCGACGAGAAGATAGTCGAAGCCCTACGCAACAAAATAAATATCGGAGCAAAAGTATTAGGGGAGCAAGCAAGAGAATGGCTGACTTTGACGCCAAAAAAGTAACCAAGCTAATGGAGGAGCGGGCCACTGGCTACGCTTCTCGAGACACCGCGGCAAAAGAACTGGTAAAGATGACCGGCCTAGACCTCGATGTCGCCAGAGCTTTCTGCTCGAACCTCGCTCCAAGAGGATCCGCAGGCATAGCCGAGGTCAGAGGTTACAAGAAGGGTGAGTGGCCCACAAAAAAATAGGGAACGTATGGAGCACACCGTTCCCTATAGTGGGTAGTCATCAGGCAGTGATTAAACTGTAGCCGACTCGAAAACTTTTTCATACTCTTTTCTTAGTATTACAGAAAGCTGCCGCGTCATCGTGCGTTGCTCCTCGTTCGCTAACTGCTTCAGTTTGTCGTGGTCCTCGGGTAAGAGAGCTACGTTGCAGAACTTATAGTGTTTATCCTTAATAGGTTTAGGCATAGGTTGCTCCTTTGTTGTAGTATGTTTGTATACTACCTGTCGGCGGTCCGCAATACATAGGCGTCAACTCTGTCAAAGCTCTCCTTTAACACCGCTGTAACATCGTCTTGGTCAACCTCCAGGTCTTCCGCAATCTCACACGCCTCATACGCACCGTATTTATCATTCGATCTCATGTAAGCCTCGATGCGATTGAACAATGAATCCTTTTTTACATGACCAAGATCAAGATCAACCTGCTCCGGCTCAACACGCATCGCCCTCCACGGTATCTGATCCTTCTTGTCAGGGTAGTTCGGCAACAAGAATGCGTTATAGATGTCGCCTGCTTGTACTTTCATTGCAACCACAAGCCTCGAGTTCAGAAACACTTGCTCTCCTTGTGGGTTGACTGCAAACGCACTACCAGTAGGCGTCAAGTACTCAACAATTATCTGTTGTTGGCGCGTCGTATCTAAGTCAAAAATTTGGCTCATATTCTTCTCCTTGGTTAAGTTGGTATTTGTAATTGCGGATCTGCCGTAACATGCCCTCGATCCTTGGGTCTTTAGGATCGTCCCACTCGATCCCATCAAGCTGCTTTTGTTTGCGAACTAACAACTCCGAAATCAAATCAATTTGTAAATTAACCATCATTGATCTCATCGTCGCTCCGAGGAAGGTCATACCGCTTCTCTAAGTCAAAAAGATACTTGAGGTTTTCATCCAAAAGATCTCTGATCTCCAATAAACTGTAGTTCTTCCGCATTAATTTATTAACTATCGTCGCTTGCTTCGGTAACTTTATCGAAGGGCGGCTCGTGCTCTTAGGCGGGGCGAGCGCGACGGGCGCAAGTGGTTTAGTCCTGGTCCACGGTCCTTTGATCAGTGGGTTGCGCTTACTGTCCTCCTCTGTTTGCTTCAACCACCGCTTTCGGTAGTAATCTTCATACTTTATTCTTAGCTCTTCGTTCATATGTTCTTTCCTTGCATCCGCAAATTGCTCGTGAAATCTTTCAACTCCCTCGTTGCAATGTGAAGTTCATTCTTTACAGAAGATCGTGCATCCGCACGGTACTGCTCGTCTTGCAGCCGATCAACCTGCTGGCGAAGAAATGTGTACTCAGCCCGCTGCGCTTGGCTCAATGATTCATTACCCATTACCAATGAATCCCAAATTCTTCCCCGTTTTCATCGTAACCAACCGCATCGGCTCCAATGTCTTCTGGGTATCTTTCTTTTAAAATTTTATATAATTCAGTTTTGTTTTCGGCTTCGATCATGTCGCTCGTTAAGCCGTCTTCACGGTCGAGTACTACTTCATAGCTTTTCATTGTCTAACTCCTTTGGTCGTAGTTGAGGACGTGGGGTGCTGCTTATAACATTAGATCTCTCACAGGAAATGTGAACGTCCCTTGAAGTCTTATAGATTATTTCCAAAGCCTCGGACCTAAGAACTTTCTCGCACTGGGCGTAGTTCTCAAACCAAATCTCACTGACCATGTCAGTGCTATAAACATGATAGTAGATAAGAAGCACCGTGAAAACTTGCATCAGTCAACAACCTCCCAGATATTCTGAGTGTGAATCCCAGTGCCAACATCGGCGCCACTGTCCCTGATCAATCCCCTTCGGTGCAACACAGTTAAATGTGTACGGGTAACACTTAACGAAAGCCCCAAGCGTCTCGATAGCTGCCTCGAGGTTCCCGAACCTGCGTGTCGTAAGGAGTGCAGGATCTGATCCTTACGTGTTATAGTTTTCTTCGGTGAGCCCTGCGGCCCCGCACTTATGGGAACATCCTCCGACTTTATGCCGAGCAATTTCTTTATGAAGTCCCAGTTAATTCCAAAACTTATCATTTTGTATTCTCCTTCCAAAGATTAAATTGATACGGGTGCCCCGCTTCCCGAGTTGCGCTGACTACTGCAACGCCCATCTCTTCAATGCCCACCAAGTCACAGAACTTAGGGATAGCTAAAACCTTAGCCTCCCGACCATGCTTGGCTTCAACAAGTATGGTGTGCCGGACAACGCCCTCGCAAATCACCTCATACTGAGCCATCACACGCACTCCTCACACACCGTGGCGTCTTCGCCCCTGATCTGAGTAACCCACTCACCGCATTTACACAGACGCTCCATCTCCCCAGACCCCGCGCACGTCTCGCAGTTCTCAACACTCGTGTCCAAGTAACCAACGTCACGGTCAAAGCTTTGAGGACGAGCAACATCATACTCAACGGTCCCCGCACCTTGGCACTCAGGACATGGATCCATAAGCGGCTCTTCAGACAACCGCATAAACTCTTCCTTCATACGTCCCATTATTTACCTACCTTCCATGCTGCATGGGCATTTAAACCCATTTTGTGAATAAGCTCGTCCCGTAAGTCCTCGACGCAAATATCGCAGAACACATCGACATCAGGGTTTATCTTAATGTCCTCCTCAATCTTCTGTAAAATATCATCCAGCCTGTCCACGATGTAGTGGGAGCATACAGTGTTATCCATCACGCATCCTCCTCTACTGGTTCCAAACGCTCATCATCCAACGCTGTTGGTTCCCATGATGTGTCCTCGCCAAACATATACTCACCCGCAAAATTCAGTGCCTCATCCTCGTATTTAACCCAGACCTCAATGCCCAGAGCATGTAACTTATTCCACACTGGAACAGGGGGAGACCACGCCGTCCAACACTTGAACTTGAACCACGACATCCCAGCCACAGGAGCAGGAGGATCCATGTCCGAATGCTGAAGGGCAAAGGTAATGCTGACTTCTTTGACGTCCCACTTCGTGCCCCAGTTCTCATCACACCAACAGTCGCTGGTGCCAGCCTGATCCAAAGGCATCGGGATCACAACGTCACAGAACCTCGGCTCCACTCCCTTGCGGTCCAAATTGAAATATAACTCTGTCACCATGGCCCGAGGGCCATAGATCGAAACAGTTTGATAGCAATGATTAGGCATCTACTCGCCCTCCTCTACTGAAAGGTGACGGTTAAGAGCGCACGTTCCTAAGTTGATCAAACACTCTCGGTGGAAATCCCGCAAAGCAGTCTCCAAGCCATACGTTTCACCGTCAACCCCAAGGATGTCTCCAAGCCTTGATGTGACGTAAGTTAGTGGAAGAGTGTCCCCATCCAACGAGATGCTAACCTTCGGGGCGATGTAGGTGTTCTTTACTTTCTTCATGATTCCACCCCATAAAAAATATCGTGGATGTAAGCAGGCTTGCTACGGTCCAACTTGAAATCAGAGGTATAATAGCCATGGATATGACGGCCCTTGAATACCACAATCTCGTCCACCGCTTCGTGGTTCTTGAATATCTCAGCCTGGCGGAAGTATCTCGAACGCAGGTCCTTGATCCTTGGCATACGTGGGCTCAGTGTGGAAGAGCCGTCTGTTCTGATTGCGTGATATGAATACATTTGTAGTCCTTTCGTAATGTTGAATGTTTGTAGCCTATCAACAACCACAGATATGTCAAGAATTATTTTTACGCTGTATACACAATCTCAGTAGATTTTACTTAAAGAGCCAAAAAGTTTTTGAAAAACGTGTAAATATTGTAAACAGTGTAAACAAACACACTATACATGGCTTGCTCCGTTTACACCCGTTTACAAAACAGCCGTTTTGTTTACACTTTGGAAAGGGCATTTCAACAACCATGTTGTCGCCTGCTTGAGGTGGCCCCGATTTTAGCGTAAATAAGTGTAAACGGGTGTAAACGGGAGCCCCTTGCCCTTTCGATGCTACTTGTTGTATTGTTGTTGAAAATATGGAGAGCATTAATGCCGCCAGTCAAGAAGAAAGTCGAAGAAGAACATGGGCGCAAGCTCACCAATAGGCAGATGACTTTTGCATCGAAGATAGTCGAGGGCATCTACTCCAATGCTGAGTGTGCCAGGTTGGCAGGGTATTCTTCTGAACTGTCTGCAAAGCAAGCATCTGTGCTTTTGAATGGGAGAGATTATCCTCATGTTTTGGAGTACATCACTGAGCTTCGAGAAGAACGTGAGCGTCGTTATGGGGTCAATACCATCGGTCAACTTGAGAGGCTGCATAAGCTATCGGTTGGCGCCGAAGATGCCGGACAGTTTTCCGCTGCAATAAATGCGGAGAAGATACGCTCGGCTCTTGGAGGTCTCACGATTGATCGTAGGGAGCAGATAAATACGATGGATCAATTGTCCCGTGACGAGATTACATCACGCCTGGCGATGTTGCAGAAGCAGTATCCGCAAGCGTTTGTGATCGAGGGAACAGCGAAGGATATCACACCACATGAGCAAGGGACCGGAGGCGAACTTCTGGACGCAATTGAGGCAGAACCTGCCAAAGAAGTGCTTCGCCACGAGAATTGAAAACAAGCACGGTGGCGGTGTGCCTGACGTTCATGTGGTTTGGGATGGCTTGCCGTTTTGGTGTGAGTTGAAAGTAAGCAAAGGTAACGCAGTCAACATTTCTCCTCACCAGATCGCGTGGAACGCTGCATATTGGGCTCGAGGTGGGTCAAATTTCTTCTTGGTAAAGAGCCTTTCTTCCCGGGAACTACTTTTGTTTGGGGGCGATCAGGGGGGTGCTTTGGTTCAAGGAGGCCTGTCCGCGGCCCAAGGATCGCGGTTCGCGAACCCTGCTGCGCTGTTTGCCGGCCTTCGTCCTTTGCTTGTGGCTCGTTGCCCTGCGGCCCCACGCGCTGTTTAGTTGCCCTGCGGCCCCACGCGCGCAAATTCCCGTCCGAGGAACGAGGACCAGAAACACAATGCGCTTGCGCTCAATTCTTCTTGAAAAATTTTGTCGCCGACTAGGTGACCCTATAGTATGATAGTAGTAAAAGGAGGAGCCTGAGCCCCTCCCTTGTTGTTACATGTCTCTTCGGCTAGTCCATTGGGGTTGCCGTGGCCAAGTTATTCCCAGGATCTTTTTTACTTCCCCTCCTGTAAGTCCTAGCATACCAGCGTAGGTTAAGATGCTTACGTTTGGGTTTCTGTCGTAGAAGTCGCATATTTCTTCGTCGGACCATTCTGACCCTGGTTTCCCAGTGTAATTCCAAATCTCATTATTCATGATTAGTGCTCCTTCGGTTGGTTGAGTTAACATAGGCCTGTATTGAAACAAGCGACGGCGGTGAAAATTAGAAGGCCGACGCCCCACCATACTAGGATGATTGAGGCGACGGCGAGATAATATTTAGTCATAACAGGCTTGATACCCTTCCGGTTCCATGGCCCGAAGCTCACTGAGGTAGAAGTGATCGTGGTCTCCGAGGGGCATCATCTTGTCCGCACGATATACGATGTACTGGTCGTGGTCTCGTTGTGCAACGCCCCATTGTCCGTATCCGAACGTGCTGAGTATGCCGTTGATGCGTTCGCGTGTGGTGACGGTGGGCCAACCTGAGAGGGTAAAGCCGATGTCACCGTCGAGTGTGCGCCATGCGATGCGGTTGCCGTGTAGCCAGACGATCTCGCCGTTGGTGTTTGTTCGTGCCTGGTTTGCTTTTCTGCGACGGTAGAAAGCCCGTGCGATTGTGTTAGTTTCCTGTCTCATGATAGTAGTCTCCTTAGTTGAGGTGGTGCGGGAGCCGAAGCCCCCGCAGGTTGGTTAGTCAGCAGTTGTGGTAAAAGACATGTAATCCTTCATGTTGTCGGCAAGGTCCTGATAATCCAGATTGTCTACGACGATGTTGAGGATGTCTGCGGTGTGATCCTGGATGTCAAATTTTGATCCTTGATATTTTACAGAAGATTCAGCAAGTTTGAGATGGAACCGATCATCGACCATGTCGTGAACGATTGGCTTGAGTATCTCCTTTAAGACTGGTGTGAGTAGTTCTGTCAGATTTAAATCAGTCATTGTTTGATTCCTTAGTTGAGTTGTGTATTTTTACGGCGCGAGCGGCAGTCATGTTGACCCCCATGCCTGCCGCAGTTAGTAAGTGTGGTCGATCAGCACTGTTGTGCCGATCTATCCAATTTATGAGCTCGTTCCAGGACTCTGGTTCGTGGAACAAGCCGATATACCCAAGGTCTTCTTTCCGCATTAAGCAGCATCCTTGTCAGCTTTTTCGCGTCGTGTATTGATGAGGCTGCCTCCGGTCTCGTGTTGGTTAGCGGTTTCAATACGTCGATCTGCATCATCCCGCAGTTGCAGTACTCCTTCACTTATCATCTTCTTGTATGAGTCGTACATTGTTACTTCGCTTGACCAGGATGAGACGTTGGGGTCGTTAGAGATCTTGTATTTGAGAGCGTTAAGGATGGTGAACATCTCCTCAATAGTTTGCTTATTTTCTAGTGGAGTGTGTCTAATTGCGTTGTAGTTGTCTGATAGATTAGCCATGATGGCCTCCTTAGTTGGTTGAGTTAATTAAAATGGGATCTCTACGTTTAGGTCAAATAAGCCAGGCTCCCAGTTATGGTTAGCCGCGTCGTGCCAAAGCGAACACGTGTCTAACTCTGGCTCATAAGTCTCGTTAGCGGCTTCGAGCTCGTACCAGAAGTCTTGATACATAGCCTCTGTTGTCTTGATCCATTGAGCGTGATGCCCTGGCTGTGGTAAGTTAATGACCATGACGGCCTCCTTAGTTAAGATAATGCCAAGCACTCATAGCGACGTCTGGTCGTTACCAACTTGGCGGAGAAAGGGTGTAATGAGAAGGAGGCGTGGCCCCTTGGTCCGCCGAGGTAAACGGAGGACGTCCATGGCTTTAACAAAGACAACCGAGGAACGAGGTCGTTTGGTAAAGTCTTTGCCCCGACGACCCCTTGGGAGGAGCCGAGGAACGAGGTCGCCATTATTTTAACGCGATCTAGTCATAGGCGTTGACACAAATAGTGATCGGCATGGACTCAATGTCATCCAATAGCGTGTTCATGTCGATCACTATTTGTTTCGACGTTGGCGATGCAAACACAGAGTCTGTCGCGTTGAAAAAATTGCAGGGCTTTACGGGATCTCGTTTTCGAAATTATACTTTAGCGAGCTAGATTGGTCATCGACCGGATGTCGTTGTGTGTGTGTTAGTTGAGACTGAGCGACAGTTCTCGTCCCTCTTCAAGGACGAAACTTAGGGAAGTCGAGGGACATAATGCCTAGGGATCAGGAAATCCCGTTGGCTTTATGGGTCGGGCTCCGGCCTCTTGGTCGTGGCCGACAGTCGGGCCATAGACCGACAGTGCTGTGCGTGACATCCATCCGTCAAGCGCCGTCCAACGGGCGCATAGCCGTTGGCCGATTGCAGTTCGGAGACTGCCACGATCCAACGGATCGTATGCGACAGCCGAGGAACGAGGGAACGATCGAAGCCGCTTGCGGCCAAGACCGAAGGGCTTGGTTCACGAGAGCGCGGTCGTCGCCCACATACTTCATCGTCTCCCACCAAAAAATCAAAGGGTCAGGTCTATAATATCCTGCAACAGTTACATTACTCTGCATACAAGGACCTATGTCCAGTAACCTATAACACTTAGGACACTACTTCTTATTCTGTCTACGGGGGTAACTACGGACAATCCCTGGGAACATTACCTCTTCTCTTGGTGGGGCACCCCCCTATTTGCCGCACGTATCCGTGTCCTGCACCCTATAATGTTGGTTTCGTATAATCATTCGTGTATAATACCATTTGAGAACGTAAGGAGAACGTCCATGGGAACCCGAGATTACAAGGCCGAATACGCTAATTATCATTCTTCGGCAAAGCAAAAGAAGAACCGAGCAGCGAGGAACGCGGCCCGCGCCACTATGGTTAAGACTGGCAAGGTAAAGAAGGGAGATGGGAACGACGTTACGCACCGTGACGGGAACCCTAGAAACAATGATGGTAAAAACCTTGGTGTTTTGTCTGCGAGTAAGAACCGGAGTTACAGCCGCACTCGGGGAGCGAAGAAGTCTCAAATAAAATAGTTTAAAGTGGCCCAAAAAAATCGCCTCTATATTTTCATTTGGGATTATAGTAAAGTGGTGCAAGGACCATGAGCCGAGAAGCGGGAACAGATGTCTAAGAGCAACGAGTACAGGCGCGTAGCTGCGAGTATGGCGGAGCGTTATGGTGTAGATCCGGAATTATTTGTGAGTTTGGTTGAGCGCGAGAGTGGTTTTGATCCGAAAGCAAAGGGTGCGGACGGCGAGATTGGTTTAACTCAGATCATGTCTGAGACGGGGATTAAGCCTGGTTTTGGTGTTACGCCTATACAGGACAGGAATGATCCGGTTGATAACTTGCGTTTTGGTGCGGAGTATCTGGGAGCGTTGATCCGGAATTATGAGGGTGATGTTTCGAAGGCATTGATGGCCTATAACGGTGGTGCTGGGAACGTGGACCAAGGCACTGTGTCTAAGAGTGCGAAATCTTATGCTACGGAATTAATGAACGGCAAGCAGATTAAGGTTCCTGTTGCTAATGGAGCGATGAGCAAGTCTGCTGTTTCGGCTGGTATGAAGCAGTTATCTGATGGGATTGCGGCTTTAAATGTCAAACCTCGGATCTCGGCCCCTGCACCTCGAACCCCTGGTGGGTTTGAGAGGAGAGGTAAGATGAGTCCATTGAGCCGCTCGGGTATCCCTGGTTTGGGCATGATTGATCGGTATTCGACGCCTGGTGGCCTTGGAAGTTTATCAAGAGGAAGAAGTTAATGGGTTTCTGGAGCGATTTAAAGGCGGCGTTTAGCCCTAAGAAGAGTAGCAGTTCTAGCAGTTCTAGCAGTTCTAGTAGTTCTAGTAGTTCTAGTAGTTCTAAGAACACTACTCCTACCTTTAGTAGTTTATCTGCGGCCTCTGCTGCGGGATATCATGGTCAGGCGGTAAATATAGCGGGTAAGGGTTTACAGAAGGTTGAGTTTGCGGATGCGGGTTTTAACAAGGTAGCAAAGGCTGCGTCTGATGCTGTGGTTTCTTCCCCGAGTTCTAGTTCTAGTTCTAGTTCTAGTTCTAGTTCTAGTTCTAACAATATTATTACTAGTATTGGTAACGATCTTAAAATGGGTTTGGGTGCAATACCCAAAGATCAAGATTTTGTAGACAGGACAGCAGCTACGATTGCAACGCAAAGAGGTCCGGCAGCGGCGCTTGCGTATGCGACAGGTATGGCTGATGACGGGTTTGCGATCAATTACTCGGTTCCTAATGCTGGTGGTGGGGCTCCTGCTGCTGTTGTGCCCCCTAATTTAGACGACCTGTCATTTGGTGAGGCATTTAACGCTGCAAATAGCGCCCAGGGTGAGGGCGGCGTATTTACTTATAAAGGCAAGGATTACACTACAAACTTGGCCCCTGCTGCTAGCACCTCGGCCCCTGCACCTTTTTCCTACAACATGGATGCGTTTGGAACTTCTTTCAGCACTCCGGAGGAAGCGGCGAAGTCGGACTTGGTTACTGCTGCTTCATCTATTGCGGCGAACAACGCGATAACCGCTGCTAACAATGCACAGTATGACCCTCGTGGTGATCAGATAAGCGCGGCTGCACCTCAAGGTGTTGAAAAGATCTTGGTTGAAAAGTACGGTTATACGTGGGACGGTTCTAAGGCCTCGGCTCCTGCCGTTGCTCCAGTGGTGGCTCCTGTTTCTTACGATGAGTTTGGAACTCCTATAACTACTCCTGTGGTGACGTCTGC